ATATCACCTGCAAATCTTTTGCTTCGCAGAACAAGCGTTCTACAAAGCCGGGGAGATCGGAGTAGCTCTTGAGTGAGCCGCACTCCACGACGTGATGCACTTGGGTGTTCTTTTGGATGAACCACCCGCCGCATACGCCGCATTGAAACTCGTTCTTCTGTAGTTTGTTCGGCCCCTTATACGGGCGTTTGGCCGCATTGCGGCATTGGTAGTTGACGGGATAGCGAGTGAAGGCGCGCCGCAGAGCAGAACGGATGAAGCCCCAATAGCGGGCCTCTGTCCATGTGCCGCCGCAGCGCGTCTTCTCTGGCTTAGGCATTAATCAATCCAGTCGAGGACAGCCTCAACGGTAGTGCTAATGGCCCAGATAGCCGCGAATCCAAGTAGGAGTGTCATGCTCTTCCGTTCATTGAGTCTAGTACCAAACTACCTAGCTCAACAAGGCAGGCATTGATGTGCTTGCAGCGAGTGGCATCTGGCTTCCCATACTGCACAATCTTGCCTGTCCTGTTAAGTACTGGTAGTCGGCGCGTACTGAAGTCGGTACAAGAACACTCTCCGTTGCCTTTATGTTCACTTAGGTCAACGAGGTAGTATTGCTGGTGAACCGTCTCAGACAGCACCTCATAGGTTAATTTATCCTTAGTCGCTACTATCATTGTACGGCATAGTGCCGTACATGAAGAGTAGCATGATTTGCCGTTTAGTTATTACTATCGCCGTCGTAGGGTAGCGTAGTGGTCATGACCGTGTACGCCTCCACGCCGTTCTTTACGCTCTCTGTGAGAGCCTTGTGCCGCTCAAGGGCGGCAAAGAAATCCTTGGGGTTCCCCGTTTCAAGGGAGGCAAGCACGTCGTGCTGACCCGCTTCAAGGATGCGAATGTAGTTAGCTTCAATCTGATCGAGATCCATGTTTGTCATCGTGGATGTAAGTAGCCCCGCTCGTATGCCCAAGAGGGGTCTCTGTGAATTTTTTCGTGGGACTCGCGGCATACAGCGAGCCAATGGGTTGTGTCGTTGAGCCGACCATGCCAGCGTCCACGAACATGGTGAATGTCCGTTGCTAGTGGAGCTTCTACGGTAGCGTCTGGGTTTTCTTTTAGCCACACCTCGCAATACGGATGAGCTTCAAGATAGGCTTTACGGAGCTTCGCATATTCTCGTAGCTCCTTGCTGCGCTTGCTGCTCACCCGCTTGAGAGGCGTTCGCTTCACCGGATGGCTTCTTCTAAGTCAGCGATCACTTCGTCGATTGCGTCAGCCACTTCGCCGCTTGGGCGAAAATTCGCAATGATCTGGTGCAGATCGTCGATAGCATCTTTGATGGCAGCGATCTTCTCAATGTTGCTGATGTCGGCCTCCTTGAGGTCATCACGCAGAGCATTGTTGTCGCGATACAGGTTCAGCAGTTCTTGTTCGTTATTTGTGTTCATGTTGTTCTCTCGATGAATTTGGTGTGCGGGGCGAAGAAGGTCAAGCGCGTTTGGTAGAGTGCGCCATCTCTGTTTTTGAGTTGATATAGCTCTTGAAGGTATTCGCTGCGGTCGTAGCCCTGTAGCTGGCCCGAGTCGTCCTTGCTTGGACGGTGCAGGGCAAGCACACGATGGGCATCTTCCTCAATGGAGCCTGTGTCGCGGAAGTCGGTGCGTCCCGGCGGGCGGTCCTCACGTTCGTTACCACGGTTAAGTTGGGCAGCTACAATGAGGGTGCATCCAAGCGATTTCTTGAGCGGGATCATGGCCTTGGATAGCTTGGTCATCCGCTCATAGGCACCGTCAGCGTTGACCTTGATGAGGCCGAGATAGTCGATAAGCACTAAGTCCGGCTTCCACGTTGCCGCGATGAGACGACAGCGGGCCTCAATCTGCTCAAGGCTAAGGTCGCGCTCGAAGACAAGCAGGGGCTTCTCCTTGAGCTTTGCCACCTCGTTGACGAGATCGTCCTGCTTGGCCTTGAACTCCTCACGGATGCGGCGGAGATTAACTCCCGCACGTTGCGCCGCCATCTGCAACACCACCGCCCTTGCTGATGTCTCTAACGTGAAGTAGGCTACCCTCAAGCCGCGATACAAATTATGGTGCGCAAGCTGGGCCATGAAGGAGCTTTTGCCGGTTGAGGTACGGGCTCCGAGGATGACGTACTCATGCATACCAATAGCCCCCGCACCTTCATCAAAGCGGCGCAGGCCAGTCACTACAACTTTCTCGTCGGCGGTATTGCCCGTGATCTGTCCGGTGATCCATGCGACAGCCTCTTCTACAGTTTCAGGCAGGCTCACCTCTGTTCGTTCCTCTGGTTTGAGGTGCTCGGCCAAAGCCTCTACCACTTCTTTGACCTCTCGGTACGGTTTGCCATCGTCAATCAGAGACAGAGCGTCGTTTAATGCCGGCCGTAGTTGGGCGATGATGCCAGCCTCAAGCACACGGCTCAGAGCCTTCTTGCCATGAGTCTGAGTGGGTGCCGAGGCTTCGCACGCAAGCAGTTCATCGGCGGGGCAGTCGGTCCCCATTTCGAGGAACACACTCTGCATATCCGTGAGCTTGCTGTTCGTGCGCGAATCCAGCAGTTGCAGCCAGATGCGCTTGCGGTCGTCGCTAGTGAACGCATCGGCCTTCAGCCCGCTCCCAATAGCATGGTCGATGAGCGTTGGCTCCAACATACAGGAGCCTAGAAATACCTGTTCGTAATTCATTCTGTTTTTCTAAAATAAGTTTGGTTCAAAAAAACGAAACATATCAATCGGCAGATAGCCGTTGAGCCGCGTAACTTCCCCACCGTTGCACGTCCGCTGAGTGACGGTGTGTTCCTTAACAATCCCCGGTGCGATGGTGCCGTCTGGATGGACGGCGTTAGCAATAAGCACCTCGTCGTCGGGGATGCTGTACAGGACGACGAAGCCCGGGACGTAAAGAGCCGTGGCTACGTCAACGAGTGCCTCAACTTTGGTCCACGTCAGAATGAGTGAACCGAAGCGATTGAACTCATCAATCGAGTTATTGCGGCATTTGATTTCAGCGACGGCAACTAGCCTGCCATTGCGGGTGACGATGATGTCGAGTGAGGCGGGAGCATTGATTGGCGTGTGGTAAATGGCGCAGTCGGTAAAGTACGACCGCATCCTTTCAATCACACGCTTCTCGTGCTCAACGTATTGTTGGCCGCGAGGCGTGAGAATGTCCACGTTATGCGCTCTCCCTCTCTGCGGTCTGAGCTAGGGCTTGCCCGCACTTAGCCAGCATCGTTCGGAGCCGCTCGTTCTTTGCCTCTGTTGTGGCTACAAATAAAAAAGCCTCATTGTACAACTGCTCCAAACGCTTTAGCTCATCGGTCATCTTCTGCATCATTTGTGCGGCGCGGCGCGGATTGGCCCTGATCCACTTGGCCTCGTCCGATAGCTTGGATTTAGTCATAGCTGGCCCTCTTCTTCTTCTTGCTTGTAGCTTTTGAAGAAGCCGCGAGCAATGCTCCTCATGCGGAAGGCAGCGGGGCAGTCATTGTCGTCAAGGTAGGTATCCGCGATCTGGCCGATGGCTGCGCGAAGCTGGGCCACCTCCGTTTCTAACTGATGGATGACCTTCCTGTAATGGCTCGGAAAATCATGCGTGTAACGTGTCTCGTTTGGTATTTCTGTTTTCATGTTTTTGGTTGCGCGTTTAACGTATGCGCGCCCCACAGTGGGGTTAACTAACGCGGGGGTCGAAGTGCCGCCACCTCCACAGGGCAAGCAGCTTTTGGAATACTGAGAAACTACGGCTGATCTTGTCGTCGTCGTAGGTGATGGCATCGACACGCCCCACCTCTGTGGTGGAGATGTAGATGTTTACGCCCATGGCTCCGTGTCTGCGTAAGACGTAGAGGTCATTGCCCCATAGGTCGTCGGCATAGGCATAAGCAGCGATCTGCACGGGGTGCGTTTCGATTGGCTCGACTTCTACCCCCTGCTTCGTGCGTTTGGACTTAAAGTCCACAATGGCGAGGATGTTGCCGTACTGCCCCATGAGGTCGCACGTTCCGGCGTAGCCCTCATAGCTATTGACCACACGCAACTCGGTATAATGCGGCGTGATGCCAAGTTGCTCGATCTTATGGACTGCAGGCAGAACGAACTCACGACACGGCACGGCTTTGCCGTCAGGCATGGAGAACGTAGCGGTCCCGTCCCATGAGTCGTGATCCGTGTAATACTGCTCAAGACTGGCATGGATCAGGGTGCCGAGGTCAGCCGCGCCTGCTGCATCCTCTCCCGCAAGCTCGGTGATGCGGCCTCGGTAGGCCTGCAACTCCTCGCTGGCGAAGGGTGGGTTGTTATAGCAGGCTTGGATGGTCTGGTACACCCGGTACTCCTCCAGTCCCGGCGCACTCAACATCTTCGTGAACTCCGTTACGCTGGGCAGAAGCCGTTGCTCGCGGATGTCTTTGAGGTTGGTGGGCCTCGTTGGATTCTTGGCCCCCGGCTTGGTCTGCTGATAGTGAACGGCGGTGCCGTCCCGTCTGTAAGCGTGCATTAGAAGGGAGCCTCTTCAGATGGAACCTCATTCGTTGCAGTCACCGGGGCCAGTTCTCCATTCTGCAAACGCTGTGCAACACGGATAATCATGGAGGCTGTCCGCCACAGTTCATCCGCGCCGATTGGGTCAGGACCATCAATAAGGATGTCCACGGCCTTGTTCACGGCCATTCCTACCGTCACTCCTTCAATGCGGGAAGGCCCATTAGCCGCTGTTGCTTGCGTTTTACGGGGTTCTTCGGCCACAGGGGCAGTCTGGGTAGGGGTAGCGTCAGATACGGGGTTAAAACGAACCTTATCCCCGAAGACGACACTCACCTTGCCGTTGTAGTCGTCACCCCTCTTGATGCCCTGACCTGAGAACTCGGCACGCTTACCATCAACGTGCTCAAAAGTTTTAGTGAATGAGGTAGCTTCGACGGTATTAGCTCCATCCCTCAAGGTGGCCTTGAAGATGGTCTTTCCAGTTTTGGTCGTGATTGCCTTAGCTCTCTCGACGTTAGCGATGACAGTACCCTTGACGTACTCGCCGGGATTTACGGACAGGATGTTATTCATTTGTTGTTGTAGTTGACTGACAAAAACTGTCTTTGGTTATAGAAGTACTAAGAGATTGTTTTATGTTCACTCTATGTACCTATGTGTACCCACTTCTGCGTGTGATCTGGCGCAAAAACGCGTACTTCCGCGCCATCCCACCACCCCCTTTTTTGACAGAGAAGCAAGCACGCGATCTGCCGTGCGCTTCTCGATATGCAGGCTCTTTGCAACGTATTCATTGCTGCCAAAGTAACCTTGCTTAAATGAACCGACGAAGGCAGCGACTAGCCTCTCCGTGTGGGAGAGGTCTTGTCGTTCCAAAAGGTCGCCGGGGATCCAAAGACCGTTCATGGGTGCGGATCGTCGCGGCGGTAGTCGGTGAGGTCGTTGATCTCGCGGCGCAAGCTGCGGATTTCTTCTTCCAGTCGGTCGATGCAGAGAAACAGTTCTCCTCGGCAGTCTGCGGTTCCGATAATCGACTCCTCATTCATCGGCCTACGAACCCAACTGATGAGTTCATCGACGCAACTTCGCGCCGTATCGGCGTCTTGTTCATATGTATTCATTATCTTTCTAGGTTGCACGGTAACTGCCTAGACCATCACGCGACAGCCACTTGGGCATGGTCACCGTGCGGGACCGTATTGCCCTCGCGAGAATTCGCGGCAGTTCTCGTTTCCTGTTCGTTCTGACAAAGTGGGACTTTCCACACTCCATCTGCGGGATCAAGAAAAATCTCGCCACGCATCATCTCGTTAGCGCAACGATTTAACGTAGCGGTACTTAGGCCAGCACGGTCTGCGTACCATTTGCGCCCGACGTATTGGCCCTGAGCAGCAGCGCGGGCTTGTGCGTACTCATGGACCACTTCACACGCTGCTTGAGTGATTCGCGGCATCCCCTCGCGCCACTTGTCCCGGCGAACCATCCCCTTCCCGAAGCCTGAGCTGATGCGGGTTTTTGTGTGAATCGGAGCGCGTATTTTACGGTCAGCCTTCGCCATCAATTCTTCTTCGTCTTGCTCCATCTTTCTCACCCTTTCCTGCATCCGTTCCCAGAATCTGACTGCCGAAGATATGGTTGTATTCATTTTTTCAACAAAACTATGTCCTTAACGTCCCCTCATGGAGTCAACAACTTTTTGACCGTAGCGCAAAGTTGCGCGCTTCTTATGCCCCGACGGCCCCCCATTGTGAACGCGGGCAAGGGCCATTGCATCAGCCCGATCCCATGCAGCGCGGGCGTAACGGCGCAAATAGGCGGTCACAACGCGGCGAGAATAGGCTAAATCCGCGCATTGCGAATATGTCCCCGGAACCCCGGAGTCCTGCCAGTAGGCACGATGGATTTGCAGAGGGCCAAGCGCGGCACCATTGTCGCCTTTAATAGGACCAAGTCGGCCGGAAGTTTCGACGTGATGCAGGGCCTTCCAAAAAGACTCAGGCGGTGCAGCGTTAGCCGTTGCGAGGGATGCGAGGGCGAGAAGAAGAAGTTTCGTTTTCATTGTGTCCTCATTCAGCGGCAAGCACGAAACTAAAGCACGGCCCTAGGCAATTTGATCCTTCGCCGACGCAACGCAACCCGAGGTCTTGAATCAAACACTTAGCCATTGTCGTGTTAGGCTCGCCGCGCCAAATCACCACCTCCAGACAAGGCTTTGCGTCAATCCCGTCGGCGGCATATTCCGCCAGTTCTTCGGGGGTTGGCCGCCATACATGGGCAAATGCGACGGACGGCATATTGATAACTTCTTGCAATAGACTATCGAGCGTTTCGGTCTTCATTGTGTGTTTTTGTTTTTGGGTTTTGGGTTAGCTAACAAGAGCGGAAACTTTTTTCGCCGACGTGCCATGCGCCGGAAAACCGACAATGGCTCCGCGCTGCTTCTGACAAAGGCCACAAGTCGCGCAAGTAACATTGTCGCGTTGCGTTGCGGGGCAAATTACCACTTTACGGCCCCCCGGCGTGACAGTGTTTTTGTTTTGATCCGAAGGCAAAACAACGCAAACGGGGCCGCATTCATGGCTTGCCAATTCGTCAGCGTGGGTAAGGGAGTTTGCGGAGAGGTTAATGGTAAACCCGTTAGCGTTAGCTGCTCTGATTGCTTCTCTGTTCGCTTCAGTTGCATGCTTGTGTGTATACGTCCATCCTTTCCGCCCCTGATTTGCCTTCGCCAATTGCGAAAGAGCCATTGCGTCAATATCCTCGCCAAGCCCCGGCAAGTCCCCCGCCTGATTGTGACGCCACAATTGACCACGGGGCAAAGCTTCTATAGCTGAAAGGAAGTCAGCCCATTTCAACCCCCGGCCCCCGGAAGTGACTTTGCTCCAGTGCAGGGCAAGCGGCCCCCCCTTTGCGTAGCAACCCTGTTTCTTAAAAGGGCAAGAAGGTGGGCAAGTGTCAGCCGATGACGTGGAAACCGGAATCGGGCCGGTTTTCGCGTTGTTAGAAATACGGGTTAGATGGGTCAGCGTTTCCATTGTGTTTTTGTTTATGGTTAAGGGTTCAAGCTAACCCTCGCCGAAAGCAAGGGTTAAATGAAACCTCAAGCCTCTTCCGTTTCAAACGTGCCGAGGATGAGATCGACTGCTTTTTGCGCTTGCGCGGCCGCTTGCACCACAAGCTTCCGGTCGTCCTTTAGGGCCTTTAACCAGCCCTGAACATAAGAGGCCGTTTGCGGGAGAGTTGACTGAATTCCCACAAACCCGGAAATAAACGCCGCCCCCATTTCCGCGACTAACTCTTCCTTTGCGTAAACTTCAGAGCCGAAACGCGACACCTCGGCAATACCCGGCCGCTTCAGTCGCGAGTCATGCCCCGTTGAGTGTGTCAACTCATGGAATAAAGTGTGGTAGTAGTTCTCCGGGGTCTCAAAAGCCTCCTTTGGCGGCATTTGAACGCGATCTTCGGCCGGAACGTAGTAAGCAGCGTTTCCACCGTGTCCAAGCAAGGGGCGATTGCGGAAACCGGAATACACTGTTTCCGCCTCCTCAATAGGGGAAAACTCCCCCTTGCGAGACTCTCCGGCCGGAACGTCAATACCCTCGCATTGCTCCGCGTTAAAAACCGTATAATAGCGAAGGAAAGGGATTTTCTCAACCTTGCCGGTCTCTTCGTTCGTCTTCTCGACCCAATTCCAGAAAACGACTGGCCGCCCCTTCTCCCCCTTCCTCACGCATCCCCCGAGGCTTTGCGCTTGCTTGTATGAAAGCCAGAAGGGGGAATTGTATGGCGAGAGTGCGAGCAGGAACGCGTTGATCCCGCGATAGGGTTTGCGCGAAACCAAGTTAGACGGAAGCCCTGACGTACCCCAAGGCTTGCGCCATGGAACGGTCCCTTGCTCCAAAGCCTCAATCACTCGGTCGGTAACGATTTGATAAACGTCAATCTTTTGCATGATGTGTATTTGTTTTTGTTTCGCGTGGCTTTCTGCCTCGCATGAGAGGAGAAATACACAATTCCGCGCACACGTCAACGCCTTTTTTCAAAAATCTTTTTGCCCCTCGCCGCGCACCCAAAACCTCCCCTTCGTCTAATAGGGAATATAGGAAGAGAGAAAGACAAGGGAAGGCCAGCCCATACCAGCAAAGGCAACGGAGAGATAGGCGCATCCGTCCGGCATCAGTCCGGTGCAATCGTTTGTCGTCAATACCGTCCGAACCCCTTCCCTCCCCATAGGACACGAATTAACAAACGCGAGACGGATGCATGGCGAGTTATTGGCGATTTCCGGACATTTGCATTGCCAATTGGTTGCGTTTGTCTATAGTCGGCGACAGATAGGCACTTGCTTTGCTATTGCCAGCCACTTGCCACAGGGGGGGCGGGGGTTGCCACGTCCGGAGGCGGCTGCATCTGGATAGGTCTAATCGCCTATTTTAAAAATTCTGCAAATGGGCCACTATGTGGGGGTGTTTAAGTGAGTTAACGCTTCCTTTATGTTGGTGGGGTGGGGGTTAATGGAAGCTAGGCTTTGTTTATTTTTTAAAGAATTGTACAAAAGGGGCTTGACCTACTTGCAAAAATTTAGCTTAAACAAGGGATGGGCAGGAAGTCCAAAGCAATCGTGGAGAGCGTAGGCGAAGCGCAAGCGAGCCTAAACCACAGGTACATTGAGAAGCGTAAGCCTAAAGAGGCGGCGTTAGCTTTGGATATGCTGGCGGCAGGAGAGACCTACTCCAAGGTGATGGAGACTACTGGTATAGGGTTTGTGGCACTATCTGCTTTGAGGGCGCGGCATGAGCGGGCTTTGGAGGTAAGGCGCAAGGAGCTTGCATTAGATGGCTTTGAGATGGCGGAGCGGATGCGGGCGTTGGTGGCGAAGAAGGCGGAGATGCTGATGGAGGATGATGAGGCTTTGATGAAGACGCCGCTGAAGGACTTGACGCTAAGCTATGGCATTAGTGTGGATAAGGGGTTGCAGGCTCTTGGGGAGCAAAAGGTGGTGGTGGAGCATCGGACGGGGAAGCCGACGTTGGCTGATGCTATGAAGGCTATTGAGGAGGCGCGGGCGGCTTTGCAGAAGGAGGCTATTGTCATTGAACCAACCATTGTTGAGGGAGTGGGATCCGAAGCTGACGTGGACGAAGAGCGTGAGTAAGGACGGCATAGTGAGCTGGTGGTGCGCGGCTACGCGGGTTAAGGTGGTTTATATTGCCAAGCAATGTCTTTAACGTGGCGTAGTCATCCCGTTCTGAAGCCTCCGACGATGGAGGAGATGGCTCGGATGGAGCCTGCCAAGCTGGTGAAGCTATGGGAGCTTTACCATGAGGCGATTGAGAACGCGGAGAAGGATCCGTATAGGTACGGGTTTGTCCTGCCGAATTGGAATAAGGCGGATGAGCTGCTGGCCCAAAGGAATGAAATCCTGATTAGCGGGGGCAACCGTTCTGGTAAAACGACTTACGCTGCGCGGGCTTGCGTAAAGGCGGCCATCGAGAATCCCAACTCCATCATCTTTTGTTTTAGTCAGAACGCGGATGTGTCTATCCGCCAGCAGCAGAGTGCCATCTATGATGCCCTTCCTGAAGAGATGAAGAGGAAGGTACTGGGTACGGAGGAGAACGTCT